AGATAGTGTTTGCCGTCAGCACCTATGTGTTCTATTTGATTATGTATTTCTATTAGACCAAAGCTGAAACCGTAAGGTATCATTGGTCTTAAGAATTCATCGTGATTGCCAGCTATGAACACAACTCTAGTGCCACGCTTGGCATGCCCTAGTACTCTGCGCACTACATTAGTGTGACTTTGTTTCCAGCGCCATTTGTTTTGTTGAATTTTCCAAGCGTCGATGATGTCGCCTACAAGATATAGTGTATCACAACTATTATGCTTGAGAAAGTTATTGAGCTGTTCCGCCTTACAGTCTTTTGTACCTAAGTGGACGTCACTCACAAAAATACTACGATAAGTTTTTTGCATAGCAATATTTATCGTAGTATTGTTTGTATATGATTACAGTTCGATTAAATCTGTACCAACGTCCATTTGCGTGTAAATGGTTTGCCTTCGGCCTTGTGTTTCAAGATTTTTGCGAATTCCTTCTGACGAAGTTCGAACATCTTCTCGGCATCGTGGTCGACGCAAGCCCTGTACAGTTTAGCTAGAAGCTTTTTCTGTTTCATGGTTGTGTCCTCCTGAATAATATTTATCTTGCAGACATTAACTTATCAACAAAATTTAATAATAATCGGTGATGTCGATTCTCGTGCCAGTGAGGTTGTAGATATTTTTTGTCGTACCACCACTGTTCACTTTCTGGATGACAGCCTATTACACCAATGCGTCCTTGTATAATAGCCATAGGATCACCGTTGCTATAGGTAGCCACAACATCCATATTATTACCAACAAATGCACAGCCGTCATAGAAATACATCCTTTCGTTAACACCTAACCAATTCACTGGCATAGCTTTAGGATGGGGGCGTCTTGTGTCAGTGTTAGGTTGTTTGATGTACTGTACTGCTCTAACACCATCTAAGACATTAAGGTAGTCTCGATCTGCCCAGTATGCTCCCATGCATATTCCAAGAAATTTGCCTCCACTCTTTACAAAGTTTCTAACAGCGTCACAGTTCCATTTCATTAGAGTATCATATCTATCGCTGTCACCGTAGCCTCCGGGAAAACATACGCAGTCTACATCATCAAAGAAGGTAGGTTCAACTTCGTCTCTAGAAAATAATTTAAAACTGTAGTGGGATGAAAGAGCTTTGATGATGCCGTTAGCAGAGTCCACGGCACAGATGGGTTGATGCAAAAATAATGCTATCTTTTTCAACTTTAATCTTTATAAAGCTCACTTTCGAAGTCTACGGTAGCGAATCGCTTTCTCCGCGCCAGCAGCCGGCGCACACTTTCGGTAACTTAATACCGGTCCTAAGGTGTGTTAGTTACACCAACTTTGTTTAGCATCGCCGTAATACTCTCTAGCTAAACCGTTGGCAATTAATCCTTGTCGAATACTTTGTCCATTTACCAAGATGTCTCCCAATATACGGCCACCAAACTTATCCCATCCATAGATAATAACCTGGTGCTTTGGGTGGGATTGTATGGCTTGAGTTGTAAATTTACTCGCCAGTTGCGCTCGCTGGTCTTCTTGTGGACATTGAGCTCTGTGTCCTTTTTCTGGGGTGTCAACGCCGTAGATTCTAACAGCAAGTTCAGGTTTGAGCGGGGCTGGTAGAAAGGGGGCGGCGATTACAATAGTATCGCCATCACTCACTCTAATAATTTGTGCATCATATGTTGCTGACTTAGTAGGCATTTTGCCTTGTGCAAAAGCCGGAACAGATAATACTGTTGCTAATAAAAATACAAATAAACTTTTCATAATTTTCCTTTGTTAAACAACTTGAAGTAGACCATACACACCTGTAACCAGCATGGCTTTTACAGCCATATCGTCTGCTTCATTGTCTAGTATATCTGTTCTGACTAAGTCTTGTAGTAATTCTTTATATTCATCAGGACTAATTTGTCCAGCGGAATACGCTTCTGATAGTTGCAATGCCATTTGAGCTCTTTGTTCTGCCCATGGACGACCACAACCAATTAGTGCTCTTAGTTCTTGCATTTAGAATCTCCCTAATACTGCACTTGCAGACTTTTCAGACTGAAGTATCATTATTTTCTTTTTAATTTCACAGTAGGCTTTGGTGCCCTGTTTGTCAATACTGCGTTTATAAAAATCGTCAACAGTTTCTTTCATCGGTCCGATCAACTTACGAACATCCTGTTGACGTGATCCCTTGCTTTCACTATAAAGATCAAACCATTCTAGATGATCTTTAATGCGTTTTACTTGTGGAGCATGATCTATATTGCAATCTAACTGTGCTCCTGATTGACGTACATCAACGATTGCGCGGCTTTGATTATCATCCCAGAAGCTGGGTATCCAATTCTGTACAGTAGCACAGCCTGTTAATGATAAAGCAAGAACTGCGGCAGCTAAGATTCTCATTACTTGCTCTTCTTAGCGTCTTCGATCTTAGTTCCTTCGAACTTTTCACGAACTTTGACTGTAGTACAAGTTTGTTTTGGTTTATTAGTTTTAGGATCCATTACAGGTTTTCCGTCTTTACCTTGTACATCTAAGCAAACTTGTTTAGTTTTTGGAGCTTCTTTATTAGTATCCGCTGGAGCAGCCGGAGCAGTTGCGTTTGCTGTGGCTGCTGGTGTTGCTTGTGTTGCTTTTTTTGGTTCTTCTTTGGCGCAGGCTGCTGTACCAATAACCATCATACCTGCAAAAATTGCTGTTGTTAATAATTTCATTTTATTTTTCCTTTTTAGCTAACATGGCTTGAACTTTTTCTTGTACGGCTTTTGCCCAGAAAGGTTGTGGAAAATTCCATCCTACAAATGCACCTACTGCTACCCATAATAATATATCTAACATGTAAAATCTCCTTTATAATTCTGGCTCAGTTGGTTGCACAGGCTTACGTAGCCCTGTTGGTGTTACTACAGTCTGAGCTGGTACTGTCGTAGCATTCATTATTTTTTCTTGTCCTCTACTCCAAGCAGCAATGCCTAGTATAGCACCCATGGCCATGTGGAACAGGCCAGCGCCTTTAAGAGTAATAGGATCCCATTGTGTAGATACCGTGCCTGAATATGCTGCCTGCGTAATTGACCATAGTATAGGAAACACAGCAAAGTCTAGAATACAAATAAACATGTAGGTCCAGCCCATAGCAGGACGCCATTTTCTATTCATCCAATCTTCGTGTACAGTTGATCCTGACATTTTATTTTACTGCCTTGTCGTAAATTTCTTTTTGACGTTTGTGCCATTCAACCATAGCTTCAATTTTTACACGGCATTCGTAATAAGTTCCGTAGTTTTGAACTACACTGTCAAGAAGTTTACTTAATTCAGGCGACTTTTCTGCTTGTTTAAGTTCTGGGCAAGGATCTGCAATTTCTTGCGGTAGTTCAGGAAATGTTGGCGGCTTTGTTATGGACAAACATCCTGTTAATAAAACCGCAGGAAGCAACATTAGAAGTTTTTTCATTTCTTGCTCCCTGGTGGTTTCGCTGCTTCGTTAAGAATATCAATAGCTTCGGGTGCTACTTTACACTCTTGATTGATTATTTTTTCTATTTCTTTAATCTTATCTTGATAGATAACTACATTTTCTTTTACAACTTTAACACGGTCTTTGTAAACAGTAACAATTTCTTTGTTTACTTGTTTTCCCTGTTCTTCAGCGATTCTAGCACGTTCTTCAGCAACACGAAGTTTTTCGCGCCATTCCATTTCAACACCTACACCACCTTTGAAATATACACCTACAATCAATAATACAATACTGACTATTTGTAAAATTAAATGATATGGAGCTATTGCTGGAAGCCAACGAACTACTCTGTGTAGTATAAAAAATGTAAAGAAAGTACCAATTGCGCCAGCGATAAGGATAGTGTTAACTACCCAAAGTAAAAAACTATCTGGCACAAAGGATAGCATCCACATATTAATGTCCTACAAACAAGTGTAATGCGTGATTGTAATGCTTGATGCGGTCTTCTAAACCAATAGTACCACCGTTGATACGCTTAGTTAGTGTAAGGATGTCTTTCTTATCAGCCCATTGATTAAGATTGTTCTGCTCCCAGAACCAGCAAGCTGATTGTACAGCACCTTCAAACGTTTGTAGGTACTCTGGAATTTCTTCTAATGGAGTATCAATAGCAGCCGCAAATAATGTGTAATTATTTTTACCTGTCAACTGAATAAGTCCTCGACCTAGATAACGGAAACCGTCACCACTAGCTTCGTCTCCGTTGCCCATACGATTCGCATATACTTTATTGGCAATCTTTTCTGGCTTTTTCTCGTAGGCCCTAGCTTCATCTAAAGTTTTAAAATACTTAGAAAAAGTCTTTGTCAAACTTTCTGCTTTATAGTTTAAATTTTCTTTAAGGAATTTAAAGCCACCTGATTCGTGAGCGCACTGTGCAACAAATGCTGCCACACGCTCAGGAGTATGTATTTCGTATACTGGAAGGATTTCGCATAATGCACTGTACCAGTAATCTGTATATGGGTTCTTGCCAATTATTTCTGACAAATATTCTTTTTTAAATTCAAATGTAAAACTCATTGTAGTTCCTTATTTTATAAACGTTCGAGAACTAGTGTTCTGCCGTTATTTTCTAGTGTAAGTTTTTTACCATATTTTGTAATATTGTAATTACCTATATATTTACTGAGATATATCACTTCTCCGAAGTCGTTAAAATTCAAACTTTCAGTAATGTTATTTAGTATAAGATGTTTTTCACCAATATCTACAAATCTAAAATGCAATGGATCTGCATACATTTTTTTAATAGTAAGAATATCATCTAACATATCTATAGATTCAACAAAACTTTTACTAAAGAAATTTTTAAAATTATTCATGTTGCTTTCGTTAGCTACAATTCCATAGTTGTCAGGGTCGCTGGGTACAAATTGTTGTAAATTTTCTAACGTGGCTTCGTGGCTTCTAAAATCTTTATAATATCTAAATTTTAGTTTATCTTTATCTGCAAGTTTTTTGATACCGTCTACTATTTCAGCGATCTGTTCATGTGCTTCAGAATTTCTTTCTAACTCTACAAAAACTTTAAAAGTACCATCGCTTTGTTCTCCTGCTGTTGTGTCTGCATCAAGAATAAAATCGTACCCTTTTTCTAAAAAACTCACTAGATCGTCTGCAGGTTCTTTTGTTTTTACGCTGAAGCTTAGTGTGATAATGTTTTGATCATCGCCCATTTTAGAGGCAAATGAATCAATTTCAAATATCTCGTAGATCATATCTCGTAGGTCACCTATTCGTAGTCCCATTATGCTACACCTCCGGTTGGTTCGCTGCCGCTGGGTGCAGCCACTGCTCCGCCCGGTGCAGCTACTGGTGGAGCCATTGATTGATCAGCAGGTTGTGATTCTGATCCTGGAGAATTAGCAGCCACAGCAGGTTCAGTTTCAAAACTCTCCATTTCGTTATATCCTGTATAGATATCAACGATTAATTTCTTAGGCATTTGAATTTCAACAATCCATACTGGGTTTCTATCCAGCTTTCCTTTTTTAGTTCCTGGTCGAATATCATCAGGGTCTTTAATTTTTCTAGGAACAATGACGTAGTCTTTTTTATAGCCTATCTTACAATCATAGTCTACTAGACGCTTGCCTCCCATTGGATCCGGCATCTTGTTGCGTGGCCACATAAACGAGCATGTAACCCAATGGCGATCAATCACAGGGCCGCTTAAAAGTTCAGCATCTTCCCAATTAGCATATACATAAAGATCTAGTTCGTCTAGAACTCGTTCGAAGTCTTTCAACACCTGAAAAGCAGTGTCGTTTTCGTATATTCCTTCGATGTTTTTAATAACGTCATAAATGTCGTGCATTGTGCTGTCCTATAAATCTACTATACTTATTTATCGCATCAAAAAGATAACATTATGTTTTTACTTTTGGAGGTCTGAGCTAAATATCTTTGTAGGGTGTTCCAGCCCGGAACGCTGTACACAGTTACTCAATATCCGTAAGGAGGACTTAATGAGTGCAAAAAGAGCGTCTCGTACTAAAAAACAAAACTTTGAAAACGTTGTAGATATCAACAATTATAAACACAAGCGTCAAGTGCAAATTCTTCCACGCAATAAACACCAAGAAACTTACATGCTAAAATTACTAGATCCAAAGAAAGATATAGTCTTCGGAGTGGGTCCAGCAGGAACCGGCAAAACGCTTATTGCGGTGCAGGTGGCTGTAAAATTGTTTAAAGAAGGCGAAATTGACAAAATTATTGTTACAAGACCAGCAGTATCAGTAGATGAGGATATAGGATTTTTACCAGGCACACTAGAACAAAAGATGGCACCGTGGACAAGACCTATATTTGACGTCTTACGCGAATACTTTAATGCTAAGGAAATAGAAGGCATGATAGAAGAAGGCATCATTGAAATTGCACCCCTAGCCTATATGCGAGGCAGGACATTCAAAAATGCATTTATTCTAGCTGATGAAATGCAAAATGCAACTCAAAATCAAATGAAAATGCTCTTAACTAGATTAGGAGAAGGCTCAATGATGGCTGTAACAGGAGATTTAGCTCAAGCAGATCGTTTAAAAGATAACGGCTTGATAAGTTTTATCGAACAGCTTGAATCCAAACAATTAAAACATTTGGACATAGTCCGTTTCGAACAAGGAGACATCGAACGTCACGAGGCAGTTAAGGAAGTATTACAACTTTACGGAGATGAATAAGTAATATAGACTAAAAGGAAAAGGGCTTACGAGCCCTTTTCTACTTTAATAACATTGATATTTGACTTTTGTAAAAAGTCTAGACCATCGTTGAGTCTGTATGGATGGGCATAATAAACAGCTTTTATGCCACTTTGATAGATCAATTTAGCACATTCCATGCAAGGTTGGTGCGTTACAAATAACGTAGCACCATCTCCGCTCTCAGAACTGCGGGCTAATTTTGCTATGGCGTTTGACTCTGCGTGTAAAACCTCTGGTCTCGTTTTTAAACCTCTATTAACTAGAGATTGTGACTCTCCAAACACTGCATCACTAAATCCAATATCTTCGTGTTCGCAATTATTGTCCCACCCACTAGGCATACCGTTATAGCCAATACTGATAATCCTATCATCTTTAACAACAATAGCACCAACTTGCAGTCGTTTAGCAGAACTTAATTTGCTAAACCTGTCAGCAACATCCATGTATGCATCTACAAACTTTGCTTTCATAATTCATTCATCAACGGAAAGATCTTTCCAATGATTTCTGCACAAGCAATCGCAATAGCCATGTGTTCTTTCTGTGTGCCATTTGCACTGCGTAGTTCAATATAGTGTAACCAGCTACGCAAACTGCCTTGCATGTATAATCGTGTCTTGGTAATGCCTTCTGGCAAAACCTTACGTGCTTGTTCTTTAGCAATACCGTTTTTAATAGCCCAGTCGTATTCTTTCTTACAGTTATGTGCTACTCGCATCTGTGCATGCAACCAGTCTATGGCTAACTGACGGTCTTCAGTTTCAATACTGTTCTGACGATTCTTTTCATCTTGCAATCTTGCTTCTGAATATTCAAACATGTCGCCCATGTCTTCTGGGTTAGCATACCTCTGGCTAAACTCTTGAAAGGAAAAACTGCGATGACGCACAATTTGATGTGCAATATCACGAGTAGTATCAATTTCGAGAGTAGCATTAACCATCTCGAGTGGACTCCAGTGACTGTGTTTGATCAAATATTTGATAAGTTTAGCACTAGTTTCTTCATTCATTTGGTTAGCTGGGTTACTAACTCTTGCGCAAAACGCAATTAGATCTTGAATGTCTGCAAATTCTGGTTCTGTTTTACCCTTGGCCAGAGCTTCTGCTTTACATTCTTCTACAAATTCTGGGTCTGCTACAGTATAGCCTACAATACGAACTCTCATTTAATTTCCTTTACTTAATTATTACAGTCTTGCAAGTCTAATAAGAGTTGCGGCAAGATTTATTTCTGGATCTACTACAAGAGTATGATCAACTAATCCTTGTTTGATAGTAAGCACCGCAGAGTTTTGTTTTTCTTCGTCACCAAACAGTTCAATATTGTCATAAAGCCAGCGGAAAATATCTTCCATTTCTTCAGGTCGAACACTTCCGCACAGTAGTTTTCGTGCTTCGCTGATCTTACCAGCTTTAAATAGTTCTACCATATGAATCTTCCAGTCTGCTTCACCAGTGTCTGCCTCATTGGGTTTTACTAATTTACCTTCTTGACTGTTCATTTGAACAGTATTAATGCACTTACGGAGGTCTGGATATGTTGCTTTAACATATGTGTCAAGAGTATCAATGTCAAATTCTACTTCTTCAGTGATAAGGATCTCAGCTACTCTAGCAGTAAACTCAGTTTGATCTACTTTTGCAACGTGGAAGCCTTGACAGCGACTGTGAATCGCAGGAATGATCCTGTTAGGATAGTTACAAGTTAGAATAAATCTTGCTGTGGTATGATACTCTTCCATAACACCGCGCAAGATAGCCTGTGCATTTGGAGTTAAGTAATCTGCCTCATCCAGCAGTACAACCTTGAACGGGCCAAACGGAATCATTTGTACAAAGTTTGTGATTTTGTCACGAATAGTATCTGCATTGTTTTCACGACTTGCGTTAATCTCCATAATGTCTAGATCGTTAATATCTAATTCATTAAACAAAATCCGAGCAAGAGTGGTTTTACCAATACCTGCATTGCCACTAAACAGTAAGTGAGGAATACTTTGGTCTTTAATCCATTGCTGTATTTGTTTTCGTTGTGCGTCATCTCGGAACACATATCCGTTGACCTTTTTAGGACGATACTTTTCTACCCATAGTTCTTTCATTCTTCTGCCTTGTTAATAATATTTTGTGTTAGTATATTAATTGATGCATCGGTTCTTAAATATTGATGCAATCGATCTGCACAGGATCTAATGTCGTCGCTTAATTGACCTCGACCAATTCTTTTTTCAACAGTTCTAGCTGTGTCATGTAATGCTATTACAGCATCTTCTAATTCTAAGTTTCTCAAAATTTAAACCAGCCTTTAATAGTTTGTACTAAATTATAATATCGCATCTTGTAATTGTCAAGTACGATTTCGTTAAACATGGGATGGCGATGCGGGCAACGACCTTGTCGCCAGTCACATCCATAACCATTTTCTTTTAAATTTTCACCGCAAGTATCACATTTCATTTTGTGGCCTCTATTACACGTTGTCTTAATTCTGAAGTTGAAAAACTGTGTCTACGTTTATTAAAGTAAAATTCCATAGGAATGTCGTGTCCCGTAAATTCTTTACTTTGATACTCTTCACCTAAAATTCTAATATTGATAGGAAACGATAAAAGAATATCGCGTAACTCTCGCTCAGTGGAGTAAGGTACGATTTGATCTACAAATTTACAAGCCTTCAATTGTGCCCAACGTTCAAATACTCCTTGTACAGGTTTATTTTTAGTATCGGGCCTATCAAGTGTAGGGTCAGTCTGTAATCCTACAATTAAAAACTCACATTGTGTTTTTGCCTCTTCCAGCATCATTACATGCCCGGCATGAAACAAATCAAAAGTTGAACAAGTAAAACCTATTTTCATTGCTTAAAATCATCCTTAACTATATTGAGTAATATATCAAAGTTATCTTTGGCTTTTTTAAGTGCTGGATACTTCTCCATCATTTCCTGTAGTCGTTGTTCTTCCATACGTTTTTCTCTAGCCCAGTCTAACAAAGATTCAGTTTCACCTGTTAGTCCCACGCTGGCATAGCTCATACCTAAAGACTTCCAACTATTACCGTCACATACTTCCATACAATTCATGTTTGGGTTCCAGCGCATCATGCCTGCTCCTACTGCTCCGGGACTAATATACGGATTAGTACCTGAACCATCTGACACAGTAATATATCTACTGTTAGATGTAATGCCATTTATCATCTTGCTTTAACTCCAAAATGCTTGTAACTTTGTTGTACACACTTTGCTTGATAATAACAGTCAGCAAGCGCATTGTGTAAACTTTCTTGAATTGCTTTTCGAGGATCTTGAGGCATCATAGAAAACAGTGTTCGACTATCGCGAATCTGCCAATAGTGCCACGGTGCAGGCTTTCCCAGTTGCTTGTAAAGATTTTGTAAAATAGCATAGTCAAACAACGGACCTTGACACCATAATACATCTAATCCTACGCAAAACTTGTTGATTGCTCTTGTAACTTGATCCATTGACGCTCGTTTGTGTTCGCCAAATGCTTCTTCTTTGATAGCTTCGTCTTGTTTTGCCCACCAAGCTAGAGTATTGTCGTCAATAGTCCTGCCCATGGCCGTCTGTTCATCAACATCGCAACGCAAGTATAAACCGCTATGCGGTTCTGCATCAGTAAAAGGATCAAACTTAATAGCACCTATTGTCATTACGACACAATCAGGTTCTACACCAAGTGTTTCTAAGTCAATCATTCCGTGTGTGGCCAAAAGAAAACTCCTAATAGTTTATATACATTATACTGCATAATCTATTAGGAGTCAAGTAATTTAGGTTAAACGCAGTCTGTTACAAATCCATTAGGTGGTATTTTGGTTACAAACGGTTTTAAATCCGGAGCAGTCCATCCCACAGGTTTCAATACTTTGCCGTCCTCACGCTTTCGAACCTTGCCAGTGTCCTTATCAATCTTAGCAAAGTTAGTACGCATAACTTCTTTCCATGCACCTTCTGCATCAAATCCTGCACTGTGAATAGCTCCAATTGTTACAACTAAAATATCAATTAAAGCATCTAATGCTTCTACATTATCATTCATATCACAGGCATGTTTAAATTCTTTATACTCTTCTTCTATCAATTTTGTATACAGACCAAATTGATTTAAGTTACTCTCACCAACTGTTTGGTCACAGGCTCGCATAAATTTTTCTTGATCTCTGAAGGGATTTGTCATTTTATAAAATCTTCCGGTTTAATAGTAGTACTAGATCCGTTGGCATATTCTTGACCAACATAAACATCATTTGGTTTTTCATCTGCATAGGCAAGAACACTTTCAGATTCAACCATACGTAGCTCTTTTTCGCCTTCTCCGTCATCAACTTTGAACCCTCGAGTCCAGCGTCCGTGTTCAACTAGGATCCACTGTCCAATCTCATAAGGATCTTTATTATTTGGACCTTTACAGTAAACCTTTGCCCAGCGAGGATAAATTCCTCGAGTAGTTCCGTCGTCTGACGTTAGCACAATGCCGCTTGTAGTTTTTTGCTCACCAAAGTACATATCGGAGACTAGTACTCTATTACTAACTGCTCTTGGTTTGCCTTTGGTAACGTTAAGCTGAATACTCATTAACGCCCTCTTTTTGTAACTTTAACTTCGTCTGCCGGAACAAAATTACCTTCGTCGTCCTCAACCCATTCTTCTTCACTTGCTGTTTCTGTAACAGTTTTAGCTTTTCTTACTGGCGTTTGATCTGCTACACCTTGTGCTGTGTCGTAATATTCTTTAAGAACATCTTCCCGCTTACGAATAACTTTCCCGCCAGGACCTAATTCATCTCCTCTAGCATTTACGCGAGCATTACCTACAGCAGGTGTAAGTTCGTTGCGCTGCCTAAGCATGTCCATATCAACTATTTTGCCTTGGGCAGTTTTGTAAATCTTTTTTTGTGGTTGTTTCATTGGCATATTAATTCTCCTAATATTATATATGTACTTATCTCAAGAACTCTCGCCAGTCTAGGTTATACTGAATTGAATCAATTCTGTGTATACCAATTAGATATAAAATATAACTTGCTACACTAGAGCCTCTCCCAACTCCCCAAACTATGTTATTTTCTCTCATAAAGTCTACAAGATATACCATATATCGAAGCAAATCCTGCATATTATGCTCACCAAATGCATCTAATTCTTCGCATACTCTTTTGTATTCTTCTCGTTCTTGTATTTCGTAGGGTTCAATTGTGCCTAGTTTTTGCATCAACTTATGCATGATATAGGCACCTATATCTAGATTTTTATAATCTTCAGGCATGAACCATTCTGACTGTAAAGCGTTGTCAAAATCTTTCTGATCTACATCTAGTGCAATGTATTTGGTTAATGTTGGGAGTCCTTGTTCTTCCATAGTAGCATTAAATTTATCAATGTCATCGGAAGGCTCGCATAGTACTACGTGACATTTATCTACATGTCCGCTATAGATCATAGATATTAAGTCTTGGTTAGAAAATCTAGGCACCCCTAACTTGTCAGTTTTAATAAGCATCTAACTATATTAGCTGATATTGATTAAATTGTCAAGATCAGAATTGCCGTTTTGTTGTGATTGTAATTGTGTGCGAGCACGCCTTGCTTGCATTTCTTCCTTGTACATTCCTAGCAGTGCTGCTATCTGCATTTGTACTTCTGGATTTCTAGACATAAAATATTTTCGCCCTAGATCAGTAACCTTTGATTCTACTTCAAGGTCTGAAAGTTTTGAAAAATCGTCTACTAGAGGATTAAATGATACCATCGTCTTGAGCAATCGTTACATAGTTTCCGTAATAATGGCCGTAGAATGTTATACCGTCAGTTGTCCAAATATCAACTAGAACGGGTTGATTTGTCGTAACAGTAAATGGATTAGTTGGGTTTACTCTCTTAGGCCAGGTAGAATTAACCCTAAAAACATTGCTTGGAGATCCAGTAAGCCACTCAACTGTTCCGTTTCCATTAAACAAAATTTGAATTTTAAACTGAACTTGAGCACCGTTTGGTGGTCTAAAATCTTCTAAATCTATAATAGCAAAATTGTTGATATTTAATTGCTGGTAACTTCCGTCACTGAACAGTAAATTATGCGTATCGCCTTGGTTAATATTTTTATTAAAAAACACATATGGTGTGTTTCTAAGTTTAGCATTTGAAATTTCGTTTTGATTAAAGTTATTGTTAACGTTTAATTTTGCAGTATTATCTTGAAGATTTGTAATCTCAGTTTTAGCAGATGCTAAACTACTTTTAATTGTTGCAAAGTTATCTCGAAAACCCTGACTATCGTTGTCCTGTCCAGCTATTGGAAAACTTTCGTCGACATTTATATAATTTATATTACTAGCCATTTTAATTTATCTCCTAACAGTATTTATTTACTTTATATATTGTACTGATAATTTGCGAACAGTAAATACTGCGATTTACTGCTTATAAGAGTATTATCAATAATGTATCTGTCCATGTCTAAGTCAAATTGACTAAAGTCAAAATTGCTAGCTTTAATGGCACTTTGAATAATTTGACTAGTTCCTGGTTTACAATAGCACAACACCAACGATGGAGTATAACCTAGTTCGTCTACACTACTCTGTTGTGATGATCGCATCCAAAGCGGAACAAAAGATCTTTCAGTACGACCTAACGGTCGTATATTATCACGCATGTTTGTGATATTACTGATATATTTTATTGAATCAATTGTCTGTCCAGCAGTGTATATATTAGAATCCGCTTTAACTGTATTAGCTTCAGGTTCGGGTCTTAACACCATGTTTGGAGATAGTCCCTCTAGTATTGATAGAATTCTAGTTTCTGTTCTAGAATCTATTTCCAATCCATCTTCCCATTTTAACTTAAATTCTCCATCAGCTCTAGTTTCAACTACGAAATCTTCGCCTAGTGTAACAGTAATAGTTTTTCCTCTAGCCTGTACTGTAAAAGAAGGTTTTTCTTCGTAGTCGTAAAACATGTCTTTAGGCGTTGCACTAACAGAATTAACTTTAATCTTTTTAGAATTACGTACTGTAATACTTTTCTTAGTTCGACCTTCACTTGGATTATAAGGATCTATTACATCCAAATAAAGTACTTCATAAACTATATCATTAGTTCCAGGAACTTTTGCAATAGCACTCTTTAAATCGCCCACTCGATAGCGTTTTCTTCTATGATTTGTAGACATTGCTCTAACTACTTCTTGTAATTCTTTAGTTTCAATACCAGCATATGCAAGCATTTTAATTTCACGTTGTATACCAAAATTAGGATCGCTTGGTCGATAAATGTATTCTGGAATAAAAATTTCTGGATTAGAAATGAAAGCATTAAAGTTTCTTCTAACTTGTTCTTTAAGAAAAGGCTTCATGTATAAATTACTATACTTTTTACTATCAGGGTCTGATATTCTAATTACAAATTCTTTACTCACTACGCTATATTTGTAAAGATCTTGTGCAGTAACAGTGAAACGATATTCTCTATCTATTGTAGTCGAATTGGCATCAAGTCTAAATGTATCATTATCAAATACTGTCAGCCCGTTAGTTCTATATGCAAATCTTGCCCATAGCGCCTGATCAGTACTAAATGACCCAGTACTGGTACTCTGATGAGTACTCAGAGCTTGATAAAGCAACCCTTGATAACGTACAACATCGTTTAATGTATATTGTCGTTCGTTTTTCCAAGTGCTTTTATAAACATTTTCACCAAATGCATTTACTTTACCTACAACTTCACCATCAAAACTTAGTGCAAGTCCAGGCGGCAGTCTTCCTGATGATAAGTTATAAATTACGTTACTTCCGGGAACATTTGTAGTTGCTTCAACTTTTAGTACAGAAATAACATTTGATCCCAACAGTCCTAGATTACTATCAGTAATCCATTTTGTTTCAGAATTAATTTCCCCTAGTAATTTTACAGTAAATGTTTTACTACTTGCAACTAATTCTTGTGCTTGATCAGGGGTAAATCTTTGAGCCCGTATAGTAAATTTAAAAGTTTTTGTAACCTCTGCTTGATAGGGCACTTTACCTGCAATTTCTCCGGTGCTACTATCTAGTGTTAGTCCTGGAGGTAGTCTGCTAAGAGAACTATCGGGATTAGTAGCCTGTAAGAAATATGTAACAATACCTGTTAATGTATTTGAATCAATAACATCTAAGAACAAAGTAATATAATTGTTGGCTCGTCTAACACCTAAGTCGCTAGGTGTTAACCATATGGGAACTCTTATATTAGTGTTATCAGCAGTAAACGTACCTGTACCAACCTGCATAATAGTGTTGTCAGCACGTAAAAAGTCATCGCCTACTACATAAATTCTAAATGTTCGTCGAGATATAATATCTCCGTCAGATACACTTACAGTAAATTGATAATATCTATTTAATTTTTTAGGTGTTCGTTCTGGATAGTTAAAATCATAAATGTCAGTATCGTAGAAAAAACTATCAAAACCATTAGATGATCTTAAGCCAAAATCATATCCTGCAGAAGTAAAATCGTACGGCGCTGTATCATACGAGCCTGCATTATAAAGCAGTGTTCTTTCAATAGCAAGAATAGGATCAACTACTCCTACTAATCTGCCGTCTCTGGTTAATTGTATACCAGGCGGTAATTGTCCGTCTCCGGACGCTATATAAAAATCTAAACTTTCACCAATAGGTAAATCAACGTCAGTTGCCACTAATTGAAAATCAACTGGTGAATTGTCTAAAATATAAAATGTATTGTTATTACCTACTGGTAATAATCCAGGAGTTGTTTGCCATACAGGTGCATCAGCATCACCTACAGTAATTACAAATGTTCTATCTCTAGTTACATTGTTATAGCTAGCTCTTAGGACAAATCTGTAATCTGTAACACGCGGCACTTCGTAAGGAGTACCTACTATTTGAGAACCTTGGATTCGTATCCCACCAGGCAATTTTCCACTGATAAGAGAAACCGTAGATGAAGGATTAACCAACGGCAAATTTATGCTTGTTGTAACATTTTCTTCTAGCGTAGCTAATTTAGTATTAGACGGTTGCGTCCACAAGTCTGCCATATTTTATATCCTATATAGCGTATTTATCGGAAACAACGGATTCAAAAACCACCCAGGTCTACAGTATCTCCGCTAGGTGGGTCAAAAGGACCAAAGTCAACGTCTACTTTACGCATAATAAATTGAAGCGAATTAGTATAAACTGCTCTAAATTCACCAAAGTCAAAACCAGTTAAGTAAGGACCAAAATCTCGAACATCAAATCCGTATACGTTGCCTTGTAATTCTCCGCTGAATGTAGTTGCAGAAATTGTGTTGGCATTCTGTATGTTCTTGTTGTTAGCATTTAAGTTACCAGCTAGGGTAGGAGTTAAATCTTTAACTAGAATTCCATTATTGTCTAGGTCAACTATCAGCTGCTGACCATTAACTCTAGTGTTAATTCCTTGGCCACCTTGTATTGATAGTGTTTGTCCTCTTGAAATCGTAACAGTACCACTGTCTGATACAACAATTAATTGGTCTAAGCTGTCATTAGCATTGATTGTAATAGTGTTAGCGTTTTGATTTAAGTTTATATTAGAGCCAGCCAGGAGACGTTTAAATATATTTTCTCCATCAATTTTTCCAGCATATATACCTACACCTAAAACTCCTGCATTGTCTATAACAGTTTCTTCAACAATTCTTAAATCTAGTTCTTGAAAGTTATCGTTAACTTTTATAAATGCCTCACGGAGATCATCACCGGTGCCATCGTTAGCAACAATACCTACATCAATATAATTTATAGTCATTTTAAATTCCTTATCATGGCCAGAAAGTATCCATAATTGTTCTTGTCCAAATACCATCAATTCCATCAGTGTAATCTTTAACACAATAATAAATGTATGTAAATCCAGTACTACTGTCTATGCGAATTTCTCCTGCTGTGTCGCCAACCGCCCCAAACCTTGTTGTAGGCTTTGCTTTCAAAGGTTTAAAAATTATTGTATTACCTTCTAGCGTCAAATTAGTTTGCGCTTTTAATCGAACAAATGAACTAGTTGATGATATGTCAGTTTCAGTAAATGAAGTAACTTGAACTGGCCCAGCACTACTTTGAATACCAATTTCGGTAGAACCTGATAGTTGCATATCACCAGTACCACTCAATGAGATATCCGTAGCATTGGGTACGTTTAATACTCCCGCTGGGGATAATGTAATGCCTCCTACAGCAGTTACTAATAATTCTGAACCTGCTCTATTAATATTACCATCTAACGGGCCGTTGAAACTACCAAAAATTCGTTTAGTAGTTCCGTCTATAATTAAACTAGAATCGTCAGCTGTTAAGTTTCCTTCTAGTTTAATATCTTCGAATGTTGCAAGTGCCACTGAAAGTCTTACTGCACTCATTTGATTAAATGCACTATTTCCAACACTGTTAATATCTATGCCGGCAGTCCCAGATAGCACACTAGCTGGAATGATAGAATTTATGTGATCCACTAATAAAACATTCGAATCTGAAAACACACTACCTGTCAAATTACCAGTGTTAGTAACATCAATAGTTAATGCACCGCTTGTAAATTCGCTTCTAAGAATTACATCTGGTAAGTTATCTAAATCATTATAATCATTTGTAACAGCTACATCAGCTAGTCCAACTACATTTGAAGCAGGAACGGTAGCTGTAACACTTGTAACATATCCTGCATCGTTAGTTAGTTGTGACACTGCGGTAGGTATTACAGGCTTGTTAGTTAAATCAATATAACTGCCAGAGAAAATTACTGGACGATTATTAAGATCGTTATAGTCACCACTAAAAATATTAGGTTTATTAATTAGTGAATTATAATTTCCAGATAACGCTACACTAGCGAGATTGCTTCCACCTACGCTTATAGACTGCACTGACAAAGTATTTGCTTGCAAAGTGCCCGAAGCATTAACATTAACAACGTCAACAATACTACTGCCTTGAAGATTTAAATTATCACCGCTGGGTAACTCTTTAATCTTGTTGCCGTCAGTGGTGTCAAATATTAAGGGAAACTTATTAGCCATTTTTTTGTCCTGTTACATTATATTTATCGGTCATTATACTCTTCCTACTACAGCTTCAATAATACCTTTACCTTCACTGTCTTTATTTTCAAGAGCCTTACCTATTACAGTACCAACTGCTGGTGTCTGTCCAACCATAGCATATCCAGGAATTGCACTAGAAACTAACAAGTCACCTTTTCTTACCTTACCTAACACTTTGCATGGTACTCGGCCTTGCAGTGCCACTGAAACAACATTGGCTCCTTGTAGATTGCTGTTCATTAGATATGCTGGATTTGTAGAAACAATACCTGCTACTCTATGATCGTCTTTAATGGTAGTTATAGTAACTTCAGCATCACCGCCAAATATCAGCACAGTGCCTGGTTCGTATGCAGCATCTGCTTGATAGTTTTCAGCTAAGTCAGCATAACGAGCAGTTAATGCAGTACCGTCAAATGTAGTAGCATATACAGTATTCCATTTTAATAAACCGCTTCCTAGATTGTTTGCATTATTAGTACTTGGTACAAGATCACTTGCAGCCCTAGCAGTAAAAGTCACAGTATCAGTATTAGCATCACCAATAATAGTGTTACCATTAACAGTTAGATTTCCTGTTAATGTTGTGTTACTAGTTATACCCAAGGTGCCTGTAACACTTAGATTACCTGCAATTGCTGTATCACCACTAGCACTTGCTACAGTAAATTTAGTAGTAGCTACTGCAAAGTTTCCACCAACACCTAGAGTGCCTCCAACAGCAGTGTTTCCACTAGATGCTGTAATAACAAATCTATCTAGGCCTCCACTGGAAACTTTTACATTACCAAAGAACTGAGACTCTGTACTGTTAACTTTGATAGCTTCTGAACCGTTTGCAACCAATACTAGTGTGCTGAGTGCAGAACTTGTAAATCCAGATGTAGCACCAAGAGAAATGCCTGTAGTGTTTGCTGTTCCTTTATTATCTAATGCTTGGATAAAGTTACTGTACATCCACGGAGCACTTACAAAGCCTTTTCCAGTTAGTCCAGCAATGTTAGATTGTGCAGTTCCTTGTGTGGTGTTAACTAATCCACTAAACAGTTCAACTCCAACGTTTAATGAACCCGGCATTTGAACAACTGGATATGTAGGACTTCCACCGCCACTACCGCCTGCGGCTGTTAATATAACGCCTTGCACAGGAGTTTTAAATGATAATACACCGCCACTTTGACTTAGTATTTCTTGACTTGGCGTACCGCCAATAATAAATGCTTCAGCTTGTATTTTACCATCACCAGTTCTTCTTACAATACTATTGTTAGATGAACCTGTTGATATACTAGTAGTTCCATAAATGCCGTCGGCTATCTGTACCATTGCTTTACCAGCAAGACTTATTGATGCCGGAGTAGGAATTCCTACTGCTACTCCGCCAACAGTTACAATGCCACTGTTGTTGAACGCACCAGTAATGTTTACAACAATAAATGATGTTTCACTAAATGTTTGTCCTTGTACAGTACCAGTTGCACCGCTACCTGCTTGTGTTACAGAAGCGCCATCTGCTACGCTTAGTTCACTAGTAAACACAAGTCGCTGACCTGTTAGTTGAGTAATTTCACTGTTTGTAAAATCTTTATCCTGAACAGCGAAGCCTTGATCAACAATGGTATCAAATGGTACTAGTTCAACTGCTCCTGTTCCAGGAGTAAATCTTCCCAATACAGTATCAGTTGAAATTGGTTCGTGTTTATCAAGTCCAATACTTCTTTCTTTTAAACCTATATATGCACTACGATTAACGGCTGTTACATTGACCCCAGTTAATGTAGTAGGAGTTTGTTCTATACCGTTAGTGAATATTGCTTTGGTTAATACAGTTGGACTAGTAGCCCAAGTGTCCGAAGTTTTAATTATTACAGTAGTGTTATTAACAATCGTGTTTACTACTACACCTTTTGAAGTTCCTTGGTATAATATATCTCCAGCATTAGCAGAGACAGAATTTGCCAATGTTACTTGCAGCTCTTCTGTAAAGTTTTTAGCATCGTATGCTGATAAACCTCTGTCAGTTTGTCCAACTGCATTGTTCACACCATATAAACCAGTACTAGCTGATAATGGTCTTGCTCTTTCCATTAATAGTTTACTTTGCTGAATACTTGCATTAGCATTAATGTCAGCATTAACTATTGAATCATTTTCTATTTGAAGATTAAGTTGTGCGATTGGAACAGTTAAACCGTCTTGATATACTGCCGCTGTTCTTGATACAGTTATATTAATAACGCTGTTGGTTGATTCTCTTGCATTAGCAACTTCATCAATAGGACCGTCTACTATGTTAGCTGAAATAGCACCCTTAACAACGTCTTCACCTAGGTTAAAAGAATTAGTTACTGGTAGGTATGTAATTATAGTTAGATCGTACCCTGGCGCAGAACCTAAAATTTCGTCTGTAACTTCTTGTACATCAACTACTGTTCCAGATTTACTTGCAGAAATATCTGTAATAGTATCACCAGCAACAAAAACACCACCGCTTGGAGGTGTTACAAATATCTTTTTCAAACCAGTACCAACTAAAATATCACCAGATTCAATTCTGTTGAAGCTAATGTTTCGTTGATCTTCTAAGGTATCAAAACTAGATACCGCATCGTCAACGTAGGCTTTATTAACAGCCGCGGTAGGATCAACTCCTGGATCACCTAAGTTAGTAATTTTTTGGTTACCCATCAGCAAGTTTCCTTGCATTTCTGCGGTACCACTTAGCGGTAAGAATCCTGGACCAATTTTGTTAGATATGTTAGTGTCATTTCTATCTCTGCCTAATCGTCTGTTAATGTAACTAACGATAGCCTTTTCAACAGGTACTTTTGTATCTGACTCATCTGCCATTGTATCGTCAATGGAGAATTCATCAATAGTAACACCTTTCTTAAATCCTAATGCTGTTGCACCAGTAATACCAATGTCACCTGAGAACTTAATACTACCCTGGCCTTGATCAACTTCAAAGAACTTACCAACTCGGAAGAATCCAAATTGGTCAGTACTCATCCAAAATACACGACCTTTTCGTTTTTCGTAAACTTGTCCTGATGTGGCATTAGGAGAATCTACATAAGCAGGTGCAAGAGAGCCTAATGGATCACCTAAAATTACATTAGGATAGTTAGATGTATTAAATCCACCAGTACCAATTTGTGTAAAATCGTGACCTGTAGCGCGGCACAATGAAATAGCAATAGTTATCTCAGCAGTACTGCCTACAGGCAAACCAGCACGTAATACTTTATCGGTAGTAAACGCTTCAGCAATGCCTGTGCCTGCGCCTGCAAGATTATGTATGTTTGTACTGCTTATAGTAAGTATAGCTTCGTCTGTATCAACTGGGGTATAATTTATAATTTGATGTGTTCTACCTGCCCATGTAAACACCATACCACCACTATAGCCTGGAGCTCCAGGCAATCTACCAGCAACGTCTCTAGTAATTCTTGCAAGTTCATCTGCAAGTAATCCGAATCCTTCTTTATCTGGATTAATTTTAATTTGTGTATTACCAATAGTTCCACCAGTTGTACTGGTAACGTTCGCTGCTTCAACGTACAACTCAATATGATCGTAACTAACTTCAAAAGTTGTCTGAATAGAATTACTGTCTAAAGGTAAACCTAGTGAATTAAATGCACTGAAACCAATACTTCTGTAAGTAACATTGTCACTCTCGTCAAAGTTAATAGCTGTACTTGGTCTAGTAACTAATCTTGAAGTATCCTTAACGCTGTCAAATATATGAGTTCCGCCGTTACGATATTCAACTAGTACTCCGTTGGCTACATCAGCCTTAATTGCTGAGTAGAAATCTCCGTTAGTACCGTTAGGTTGTCCGCTTATTTGTAATCTATATACCTTATTATTATATACACTAGCAGGTAATGCTGTTACACCGTCGTTGCCGTAAATTGATGCAACCGTAAATGTAATTGCAGTTCCTGTACCTCCAAACTGTGTATTAGCAATAGTAATAGTATTACCAATAGCATATCCTTCACCACAGCCTTCAACGGTTACTGTAGTTGCTCCGCCAGGCACTATTACTATAGTATATGTTGCTTGTACAGTAGGTGTACCACCAGTACCTACTTTGCCAGTATATGTTCCAGGAGTTCTAGAAGCATTACCAGCTACAGAACTAACAGATTGTATACCTGTTAGAACTACGTCTCCAGATTGATTACCGTCTCCTAAATACCTAACAACAGAAACGTTATACTGTAAGGTTCCTACTGTACCGCCGTGATTAATTGTAACCACAGAACCAGTTAGTGGAGCATATGGTACATCTGTTACTACTATGCTATTTGCTGCTTCTACGTTTGTAAAATTAGTAGGTGCACCGAGATTGTCAACTCCTTGAGGGAATCGAAGCGTTCTAGCTGGAGCAGTCATAGGAAATTCTAATGTAACCTGATCAGGAATTTCGTTAGGATCTGCGCCTTCTGACACAAGACCAAAGTTACCATAACCGTTAGAACCGTTTAGTGAACGAATTTCTGATCCGTTCTTAGCATAGTAGGCTGCTTGACAATAATAGGTAAACATTGACACCATTTCAGAGAATGCGCCATTGTTAGTTACTAAGCCGTAACCAAGGTCATTAATCTGTGTAAAGTCATTGCCCAGCATCGAACGATTACCAGCAGTTTGTAAATATAACGGACGTTCTACTTGTCCAGTGTCTTCTTCAAATTGACTTTCTAGATATCCAACACCTGCGTTAGATGTAGCATCTAGATAGATAGTTGCAGTACCTTGTGCTTGGTCATAATCAGAAATTGCATTAACTTGATAGCGTCTGCCTTCTATGTAGAATGGACATGGTAACTGGGGTGGTCGAATTCTTAGACCTTGAGTTTCTTCGCTGCGAATTGTAAGAGTAAACGCATTAATTTTTCCAGTTATCTCAGCTGGTAAGTTACCTACATATGCATCAACAAACATACCGCCAGCAAAACGTTTGCGATTTAATGTTTGTGAGAATGAAGATCCTGTCTGTATGTAAGGTGACTTAGTTAATATTTGACCGTCTGGATCAAGAGTACACATAAATCCGCCGTGCCCCTGAACTGTCATGTTACGTAAAATTGTAGCATCGTTCATTAAAAACACATCTACTTCGTCATTTCGTTTTGGAGGATTATATCTAGGATCAAAAACAAAAACAATCTTTTCAATTAAATTGCTTATTATATTATCTGTATCATTTTCTGCTACTCCATATTCAAAGTCAGGAGCAACATAATTAACAGCTAGAGGATTTTGTTGGATAGCGCCGGCATCGTATGCACCGTCAAATAGTCTAGCAGCAATTTCTGAAATATATCTAATAGCGCCTTTGGTAACATTTTCTTGTCCACCAAATCCGTCGTTATTATACTTTTGAATATAGCTTCTAAAATATTCTCCTTGTACTTCTGTAGAAAACTCATCACCGCCTAGCTTTAAATCATCTGCTAGTGCATTAACGATTAATCCAACGTCTCGACGACACTTTGCCTGATTGTATGAGTATACAGCAATACCATCAAGTGTACTGATTACATCAGAAACAATAGTATTAGTACTGCCGTTGATTGCAGTTTTTACATCAAGTAAGGTTACGTTTGCACTTGTTAATGAAGGATACACGGCGCTAGGCAATGTTAGCAAATTATTATTATTAATTTGATTTTTAATAATATTAACTAAATTAGTTACTATTGTTGATTCTGTTGTACTAGCTGGGTTAGATCCTACGCCAGTCTGTGACAATACATTTCCTGAAGTTGGTACTATAGCAATACCACGAACTATGTCTGCTACTACTCCTGACAAATGCTCGTACGCATCAACAGTAAAAGATCTTTGATTTAATCCTAACTGACTTACTGCATTAACAAAGTAACTAATTGCAGATTGTCTAGTAGCAAAGTTACCTCCATACATCACATCATAGCTTAATGCATCAACTATATACTTAACATCCCTTGCACACTTAGTTGAATTGTATTCTAACCTAGGAAAGTTTACAGCTATGTATGCAGTAATCTCAGCAGCAATGAAGTTTCTATTTGCCTGCAATTGATTCTTTGCATCAATTTGATCTTGTAAGGTACTGTCAATAGGACTAAATGTTAATGCATTTGCCGCAGTCTCAGTACTAACAACACCGTTTTGAATAATATCAATTATTTCATTAAACGCTGTGTTTGATCTAGTAGTTGCAGTTGCACTACTAATAACTGCTGGTAATGCTGAAACAAGATTTCTAGCTCTAATTAATGCATCTACCCAAAGTTCTCTTAGATATGAATCTCTGTATATACTGCCTGCACGAGAAAATTTTAATCCTTCTAGTACTTGATTGTAATTTGTACCTAATACTATGTCATAGGTAATGCCGTCAAGTATTTCTCCAAAGTCGCTAGCAAACTGAATTTTGTCGTAGAGCAAATCTTGGAAGTTTTGATTGATATACGCAATTACTTCTTCTTGTATAAACTTTTTATTTTCTTGAAGAATGTTTGAGGCTGTTGAAAATTTTCCTGGGTTTACAACAGACGTGCCTGTGTTTTTAACTTTGGTTGGATTTTCTAAGTAATGATATCCAAATCTACCTTGTATTTCGCCTACTTGGTTATAGAATCTATTACCTCCTGTAACCAGCGGTATACCATCAAATTCTAAATCTCTGTAGAAGTAAGTACTTGCCCAAGGTGATTGAGATACTCGACGATTTGGTCTTATAATTACGCGACGAAATTCATCACCCACAACTGAAACGTTGGCAGCAACTTTAATAGGGTAGTCTTCTTCATAAATACCTGATTCAATAAAAATCGTAATCTGTTTGCGTTTAACAAAATTATCAAACTCTAGATCTTCACCTGGTATAAAATCAATAGGCTTTATTAAATGCACAAGAATTTTATCTTGGCCGCCTTCGGCTGGATCATTAGTTGTTAAGCTAACAATACGTCCTTGTGCGCCTGATATTTTACCAACTAGTATTTTTCCTGGTAATAAGTCTACGTTATTGCCTACACCTTGGTCAATTGCACTAAGACCGCCGTTATTAACAACAACTTTGTATGTACTACCATATACTACTAATGCACCAGCATTAATACCGTTCTGGATAATGTTGGTAACTAAATTAAACTTATCACTGATAGCAGTTCTTGATGTTGCGTCAGCATCATTACCAATATCAAAAAATTGACCTTCGTCGTCTTGATATCTAATACCAATTATACCGCCCGAACTATATGCTGTAAAAGATAATGAATTTACTGCGGTTAATAGTGTTCGATCAGTGAATAACTCAAATTGATTTGGGCTTACTACTCTTACATAATAAACGTTCTCGTTGACCTGTGTCATACCAGATACATTTTTAATAATCACCTGATTACCGCTTACTAGATTATGTGAAACGCTAGTAGTAACTCTTGCTATAGCTGCTTGTGTAATATTTGATATTGGTCTTTGTAAATATGGACGATTTAACAGAACTGCTGCAATCATATCTCTTGCAGTATTAATAGCATCAACAGTTTCTGTTAATTGTCTTGTAATTGCTACAATAGCACTTGCATTAGCATAATATCTTTCAGCAGCCAATCTTGTTAGGTAGTTAGCTGTAGCATCAACTGCGGGTCCTCTATTAATATCAAATGCAATAGAATCTAAAATCAAACCTAGATCACGTTCGCAAGTTTCAATATTATAATCAAAATTAGGATATTTAAATTGTAAGTAACCTGTAACTTCACTAACAACAAACGCTCTATTTTGTTCGATCAAATACCTTGCTTGATTAAACACAGGAGTAACAATGGCAGCTTCAAGTACTTCAGCTGGTGTTGTGCCGCCGTCTCGAGTAATAGTCTGCATGTACGGACCGGGTTCAGCTTCAGATGCTTGAATAATTTCTTCAGCTCGCCGAGCTGCTGCGTTAATAGTTCTATACGCATAACTCCAAGAAGTTCCTGCTTTACCAGCTGGCACTCCTGTCATTCTATCGTCGCCCTGCGTAGTTACATATAAGTTACTGATACTAGCATAACTGGTATTGTCAACATAAAATTTAGTTGCTGCTTGTAAATCTTCATCGCTGCTGGCTAGCCCTGCAAGTTCGCCTGGGCTGTCATGCAGTATCAACGGTCCAGTCATCTTATCACCCTGACGGCGAACTACTGATTTTCTAGGTATTGCTTGATTAGCTAGATAAAATCCTTGTAAGTTTGAGTCGTATGCAGCATCAACAAAAATATGCTCATCATCTACACCAATAGTACCCGTAATGAATATCTTATTTGTATTGGCATCGGACTGACTTAGAACAGTAGCATCGGCTCTGGTAGCATGTACACTTAATTGATTTGCTGTAGCATACCGTAAATAATAAGTTGTATCAGTTACTATTCCGGATGGATCAGTATCTTCTGCTCGAAATTTGTAAGGAGTTCCGTTAATGGTATTGTCAAATCCGTGACCAGTAACTACAATATTACCATTTGAATAAGATTCAATAACCAACGTATAATCACTTGCATTAGCAGGCTCGTCTGGAATTCTAATTGGTAAGGCACCCGCAATATATCTATTATCAGCGTAACCTTTGGTAATAACTAGATCGTCAATGGTTATTTGAGGATTAGGTTGTTCTGCGTTAAACTCGTCAACTGCTTCTTGTGATATTGCTATACGAGCAATAGCTTTATTTCTTCCATCTAAAGGACCGCCTAATTGCGGTGATAAATCTTGTGATAATGCTCTGAAAGATGTTGACAGTACAATTTTATTAGGAGTATCATAGCTAATTAAAATACTATCGTCGGCAGTAGGATCAGCAGCTGAATTAGAAGCTAAGGCTCTAAATTTAATTCCGTCAGCGTTTGAATCAACAAATAATACAGTATTAGGTTCATAGCCGTCAGGAGTATCACTTAGCGTAGTAAATCTAATAGTACCGCCTGCTCCAAAAATAGCATATAGTTCATTAAAGTTTTCGTTGGTCTTTCTAAACGACTCACGGATACTATCACCTGTGCCGTCATTGCCTTCTACGCCAATGTTAATCTCTTTTCTTGCCATACTTTACTCCGATATTAGATGTAGCAGGATTTCTTTCCTGCTCAATTATTTATCGTAAAATTTTATAATCTTAATGTAAATAGTATATGTTCATTGGCACTAGAATTGAAAAAACACAACACACTCGTAAAAGTAAACTGGGTGTTGAGCATCTGTATGACAGGGAACGAACTTATGCTCTATTTCGGTGCGATAGTTGTGATACGGAATTTTCAAGAGAAAAAGGAAGTATGGATCCAAAGAGGTTGAGCAACAACTATTTCCATGTTTGCTCAAAATGTGATGCTAAAAGATTTGCTCAGAAACGCGGAGTACAAAAAAAGCAGGTATGGGATTTACCTGCTAGCTCTAGTTTAGATATTAGTAAGTTATGATTTTTTAAGTCCGTCACTAGTGACGTTAGGGGTTATTTTCATACCTTTAGGTGATTCTTGAAGTTTAGTAGTATCTTTCTTAACAGGAACGTAAGTCATGTATTGACCTTTGTCGTGTCTAATTCCTGTTACACGATCCAATTTTAAACTTCCGCTGTATAGTCCTGCCATAATTTAATCTCCAGTTATTTGTATTTAGTTAAATAAAAGACCTTAAGGAGGTATTTTAACATGGAAATTATAATTGCAATTATAGTTGTAGTAGCTGGTACAGCGATTTGGTACGCAAATCGTAAAACTGGTATTGATGTCAATCAAGACGGAAAAGTTGATTTAGCTGATGCGAAAGCCGCAGTTGAAAAGACTGTTGAAGCTGTTGCAGAAGTTGCAGATGCTAACAAAGACGGTAAAGTTGATGTAGCTGATGTAAAAGTTGTAGCGACTAAAGCAAAAGCAGCCGTTAAGAAGACTGCAACCAAAGCAAAGGCAACCGTTAAAAAAGCAGCCACGCTGCTCGCTGTTTTCTTATCTGCTCTTCCAGACTCTGCACATAAGCATGAGTAGGAATACGCTTTTCTATACCATCTTCTCCTAGCATAGTAAATGTGTCTACACCTTGACCACGAAGCCCGCCGGCAACTCGGTTAGGATTTTTGTCTGAAGTTTTAGGTACTACGCTTGATGTGCGACCGTACATTTTGGTTAAGTAGTTCATATTGTATTTACCGTTTCAATTCGTTGAGTAGAAATTCTTTAGGGTCACACCAATACGTTTCAAAAATAGATTCACCAGGGCCAGTTATCATACTAGTAATTACTTCACAGCGTTTAAGCCACAAAAACTTATTACTTAGATAACAGCGCCTAGGCAATAAGCACAGTTTCTGCTGATGCCCTATCCTGCGCTTGTTGAACATCCAAGAATCCGTACTCATTCTTAATACTTGCATTGGTATTGGCATAGTTATATAAGTCCAATGTTGCTAAATTCTTACATTTAGATTCAACCATAATATCTGCATATTCACGGAATGTAAGAGCCCAATCATTTACAGCGTCATTCCACATGTAATCGCTGTGTGCTCTAAGTTTAGCTTTCTTGTATCCGTTTTCTAGTAGCGTCCAAAGATCGGGGCGCTGGTGTTTGGAATGGCCAATAAGGCAGTCTTCCCGTGAAACACTATAATGTATAACAGGCCGAACACCACGCCAGCTATCAATAATCCTTTTAAAACGGTCGTCAGTAGCTTCAATATATTCTCCAGAATTAATCCAATGATGATGTATGTCTAGCACCAAAGCGAGATGCTTTGATAGTTCGAGAGAGGCGTCGATTCCCCAAGACATTTCGTCGTTTTCGATAGTAATACAGTTTCGCGCCTCTGGTGAGAGACGCCCAAGTGCGCTGATAATACCGGCTGGACCTCTGCGACCCGCGATGTGGACATTGATTTTAAAGTCCTGAAATTGTTTGCCGAACCCCATCCAACGGGCCATATCTGCATGATATTCAAACTCCTCTATTGATCGATTAACAATGTCATCTGACTCAGATGCCAACACAGTAAACTGGCCAGGATGCATAGACACACGCACATCAAGCCTACGAGCCGTTTCGCCCACCAAGGCAAACTCTCTTTCACAATATGCTCTAACGTCTGGTAACTTCCAATAGTACCCCCAAGTCGGCTCAGTGTACACAGGAAGGCAATCGCTACCCAGTCTAACCATTCTAAGATCTTGCGGCAAACGTCCAACATATTCTATAAGTCTCCTATACGAAGCAATATTGTGCTCCATAATTTCCCAAAGCCGCTGTTCTGCTACAGCCTTAGTTTGTCTGTTCAACCATTGTACAGTAGTTGACCGAGTATTTAGTGGTCTCTGAATTTCTTCCAAAAGTTTTTTCTTTTGAGTTCGATCAGGGTACATATATTTGCAAGCAAAGCCGATACGTTTTTTCATAAGTTATTATACTAGATTTAGCGCCAGTTGTCAACCACCCAAGGGTCTTCACAATTATGAGGATTTGGGTCTCCGTGAAATACTGTTACACAACATTCAATCCTTGGTTTTACATCTTCTATCTGTTTAAATTTTCGATTTCCTTTAGTGCTGCCATAATCAAATTCTTTAGTACGTCTAACTTCCCATTTCCAACTTAGTATCCAACTGTCCGGATACAGCATTGCTTGATTTTTTTGTGTAGCTTCAAATAACCAATCTTGATCGCCATGTAGTCTTCTTTGAATATCGTGTTGATTTTCTCGGAATCCTGTCCAGACATAATCTAGCTGGCCAGTTTTAAATCGAACTACACTGCTATTATATTTTTTCCAACTTGGGCGCATAGCTCTGGTAAAATCTCTAATAGTACACCAGTGATTAGGTTGGTAGGTAAAAAGTTTATCTATATTACTTGCTATTACTACATCTAAATCCATGTAAAGTATTGTGCCATTAATAGGCAACTCTTTACTGTACATATAAGGTTTACACCACCATCCTTGTAAGTTGGCGGGCAAAGGTATTGTTTTTATTCTTGGATCTAGTCCATTAGCGTTATCTGTTAAACAAACAAACTCGTAGTCTAAACTACAGTTTCTCTTAACCATGTTGTAGAGTTTGTTTACATATTCTGGACCGTATTTTGTGCCGTGTTTTAAACAAAGAAGATAATTTTTTAGACTATCTTCATGGGTAACTAAATTAGGCGTAATAATTTCTTGAGGCTTTTGTTTTTCTAAATGCCTCTGTTCTTTTATCTTACGCCATTCTTCTTTAGTATATTGACCTTTGTCAATCTTTGGCAATTTTAACCCTCATAAGTAGCAGAGTTACCAGCGTGTTCAAACACTTCAACTGAACGTAGACGAACACCAGCACCAACAGGATACCGTGCTTCAAATACTCTTCCGTCTGGATGAGTCCAAGCACGACCTTCTTTGTATGCTTCTAGTATTTCATTCATTGTGCGATATGCCAGTTCAGCAAATTTTTCGCATCCAACAGCTTCTACTAGACGCAAATCCAATACACCGCCTTCAGCTTGTTTACCCAACTTAGCAAGTTCCTTAAACTTTGGGAGATGAGGATCATCTAAAGCCATAACAGTAGTGTGATCAAATTGCCATTCACTCCACTCTTTGAATGCTTTGAGTCCACCAAAGTCCATAACCCAGTTGCGATCATCTAGTGTTTTTGATTCAAAGATTAATTTGATACCAATTGAGTATCCGTGTATATTTTGCCATCTCTAGTCGCCTTTTTGTAGGTTGCAAGTTTGATGACATGCAGAGTATTTAAAGTGGGGTGAACGTCATTAAAAGACCACTGTATAGTATACTATATATTATAGTATATGTTACTTATCTTGTCAACCTCAACGTTAGATTTAATCCAGGCTTTGGGAGTCTCCCAATTAAGCGGACGATAGACTGTAAAATTTACTTTTGAAAAATGTTCAAAAACTTTGCCTATTTGGTGTATCCAATAGCGTGGATCGACTGCGGACTTTGATGCTTCATCATAGCCCTGTGTGTCTTTGTATAAATTATTTACAAGTTTATTGTCACTGTATAAATCAAAGCCTACTAGACTAACAGAACGTTCTTTAGATAATTTTGCCGCAAGTAACACAGCATAAGGGCCACTGCCCCATTGAAACGGCTCATCGGCTCGTATCACAGACTCGTATGGAATATCTGGAACTTCTCTAACATTTTTTAAATGTCGATAATCGCCATACCAGTCTTTTCTAGTATAAACTAATGTAGTCTCGTTTATATTATCTTTAATTGCTTCGTTGACCATACGTCTGTCAACACATACTAGATAGTCTACTTCATGGTCACGCATTATAGCGTTACACCCTATCTTATAACCTTTAAGACGATCTAGATCAATATGTTTACGACTTTCGCCGTTGCCAAAGACCCACATAAAATTGTTTGATTAAACAGAAATTTGACCAAATGGTTTCCACACACCTGGCGTGCCTTCACGTATACAGATCCAACCAGTATACCCTCCAGCTTGAGGATTTGCGTCCCATACTATATCACCTTTTTTGTAAGTACCTGCTGTAGGAATCTCTGTACCTACTTCAAACTTTTTATCTTGGAATCGCACAGGACCTGCTGTAGTGATATCAGCATCCTCAGCAAAGTTCTTAACACCTACACCTAGCTTATGCTTTAACACAACTTTTTCGTAAAAAGTTACAACACCATTGTGTGCAATATCAATCCTAGTAGAATCGTCTGTGATAATTTCTAGTGCAGTTGTAGTCCATGTGCCTATTTTAAATTTCTTATCTTCAGTAGGATCAATTACAAATTCGTGATCCCAACTCATAATACTAATAGCACCGTTAGGTGCATCTGTTCCTAAACCTAAACGTTGTGTGTCAGCATCCCAGAATAAAAATTCGTCCACTACCACGTTGCCTGCAACACGAAGCTCGTCTAATGTACCTATTTGTTTTAGATTACTTTTAACAACACTAGTGCCTAGCTCAGTTTGTGTTAACACTGGTAGACCTGATATAGAGTAGTATTTGTCTTTGAACAGGTCAATAGATTCTGAGCTAAAAAATCGATCCGGCTTTGGCTGTAGAACAAATTGTTTAGTGTAACTACCACCTGTCCAAATAAGTCCCTTACCATATGCTAATGAACCGTCTTCGCCTTTAAATTCTAGCGGACTTGTTCTTTCATATCTTATGTCCGCTGATACTTCGTCAACGTGTAGTTTACGGGCATGTATTTCGCCCTCAACTGTTAAGTTTCCTTTAACAGTTAACGGACAAGCAACAACATTTGTATGAACTACATCAACTCGAATACCGTCATCTGCTACTCGTAAAATTGCCTTTGTAGCAGTATCTTTAATACCGACACTTGCAAAGTTGGTAATCATACCACCGTTAATTTTGTCGCCGCTTAATTCTCTATCGAAAATTTTAGTCTTTTGGACTTCGCGTTTAGAAATCCCGTCGATAGCATCGCCGAGACTCTTTAGTATATCGTGAATGTTAGGATTGTTTGTGCTCATACATGTATTTATCAAGATACATGTATGAGCGGGTTTATGCTACTTTAAGTAGTATAGTATCACTATTAATACGTCCGTTCATGATCGTATCTGTAGTATTGATGTCTTCTAAAAACTTACGCAATACAACCTTACCGGCAGCTTTAAATGCTTTGATTTGTTCTTCTGGTTTACGCAAAGTTTTTTGGATACTCTTTACTGGATCAAATCCTTCAACAGTAGTACCTTTGACTGTAAGTCCACTCCCATTTCTGCCCATACCAGTTGGATCAATGCTAGACGCAATATATTTGCCCAACTTGCGAGTCTTTACATTGAACACCCAAAGTTCATTTGCACCCACAATATCTGTAGGGTTAATGGATGCCAAACTGTACTTTTGATCCACTTTCATATATTTGAGTTTAGCAACCAATTTATCAGCCGACTTAGGCTTTGCTGTACGAGGTTTGCGTGTAGCTTTGCTGGTGTCTACGATAAGCGTACAAGCGTCTACAAGCGTTTCTAGAGCCGCAATGTAGTTAGAGACATCCTTCTTAGCAAGGTGACTGTAGGCTTCTTTTAGTTGCTCTACATGATCTGCTTCTCTAGCATCCATTTTTTTGAGTTGTGCCGCTGTGGGTAAGTTTTGGAGCGAACGAAACTCTTCCAATTCCTTTTGATAAAAGCCAACCAATTTGCGAGCGTGTGCTTGTGTCACGCCCATTTTACTAAAGTGAGCCTTAAAATCAAAACCTTTTGGATTAAAGTTTTTGCGATCTTCAACAAATCCTTCAAGCCAATTATCGATATCTTCGGCAGCTTTTTGAGCTTGCTCTGTAATACGTTCTTGAATAGTAGGAGTATAGGTATTTGCTTTGACTTTTTCAGCCTTGGCTTCTTGGACCACAATCGATTTGCCTCCAACTATTGCTAGTTCAAGGGCAGTTTTAATATAATCAGTAACAGGTTTAATTGGACCCATAGTTCCAGAAAGGCCTTGCCAAAACTCGTCGTGTACTTTATTGTAGTCAGGCATACCATTACGAAGCAGTTTGCAGTAGATGCAAACGGTAATGTTTACACCAGCGGCTTTTACACTTTTGATTTCGTCAGCCTTGTAACCATTTTCTTTCATCCATGCTAGAACTTCTGGTAGCAAATCTGCAGGCTTGTAATTGTCGTAATAAAAGTCACGAGCAGAACGCACAGCACGGTGATACTGTTCACCTGGCCAAGTTTCCCAACCTTCAAAGCTAGGACCTTTGATTTTGGATCCTTGGCGTACAGTGGGCGCCAACCGAGCTTTCTTTTTTGGTACTTTGATTCCGACTTTGGTTGCCATGCTTTACTCCTAACAGTTGTGTAAGTCGTTAGTATATATGCTTATCCAAAAGAAGTCAACCTTTTTTGAGTAAAAAGTAGGTTAAATGTTTGCCCGAGAGAACACCTGTTATTACTACATTATAGCCCAATGAATGGTGATCTATGTTTGTGTGCCACTCTATGTCTGTGGCATTTTTCATACACCACTGACCAATTTCAGTTTTTTGCCATTCACTTATTGGAAACGCGGCATATAGCTGTGGGTCTTCTACATCGCCCATGCTAAACTGGTATAGAAGAACTTTACGCCGTTCTTCTATGTTATTGCCAACTATATGATAAGTAGGTTGTCCTAACCAAGTCACGTCGATTCTTTTAATGCTTGGAAAGTCAAATCTCGAGCATAGACATTAGCTATGGGTTTAATCCAGCCAGCATTAATTGCTGTAATAAAAATACTTTTATATTCAGCTGGACAATTTTGACTTATTTCAAAACCTGCTCTTGGTGCGACTACAAGTCCGTCAGTGAGCATAAAGCCCGGCTCACCTTGTTTAATTGTTTTTAATTGACTGTGTGTTGTATTAATTTTCATTTACTATTTCGCCGAAGCGTCCTACGAATGCTTCTTGGCGACAGTTATATTCTTGTAGTGTTTTAATGTTTTTATAATAGACCCATGGGTCTCCTTCTTTTTCTATTACGTCAATAACTATAAATGTGTTGTCAACTGTCTTCCATCTGCTGCCAATTTTTATCATAACTTTTCATCCTTTTCAAATCCTCTAAAAGTTTTGAACCTAGGAAAGCGAAGGCTATATGTACCGTCTTGATTTTGTGTTACGGCGTCTGCACGGACTTCCACCAAAGCACTAAGAAGATCATTACGACTAGTCCAAAAACTGGATCTTTGATCATCCGTAAAGCCACTGCCAACATTGACCCTAATATCACGCCCATCATCCGCGCCACTGCATACAAAAGCCCCAAGTCTTCCTTCATTTTTTCCGGTTCCTTCTTCTACGGCTGTAATACTTAATGTTACTTCTATAAATGGTTTAGCTTTGAGCCAACTGTGGCTCCGCTTGCACTCGTAGGGTGCATCAACATCCTTGATCATAACACCCTCATAACCACCGTCTACAGCACGTTTATTCAGGTCTACAAAGCGTTTTTGTCCGTCGGGGGTGTCTAAGTCCACAGTTTCCCAGTCTAAGCATTGGACGTGTGGCAGAAAAGCCACATGTTTTGAAACCCAAGCCTGAACCATTTGACTGCGGACACTCTGTGGCTTTTCCCATACACCTTTTTGGAAATCCTCTAATGGACACATGTCAAACAGATGCAGTACTGCATCGCTTGCGGCAACATTGTCCTTACGGTGAACCTGCTTCATTAGGTCCTGAAAGCTGGCGCTCATTACTTCGCCGTCTAGCACTAGGTCATAAGCTGGCGGATTAAATTTTACTACTTTAGAAATTTCGTCTGCGATGTGTCCAAAGTTATGAAACTCTTTACCATTGCGGCTAAACAGTTCGACTCTGCCGTCAACACGAACTACAGCAATGACTCGAACACCGTCTAGTTTAACTTCAATCTGTTTCTTGCCAGTCATCTTCTTTTCGTGATTAGCTGAGTCATGCGCAAGCTGACATTCAAAGATTGGAATTGTGTACTGCGGGAATTTTTTAGCAACCTTGTTTACAGTCTTTTCCGAAACACCGCAACGCAAATCCTTAATAAGGATGCGTCGATAGAATCGATTCCACTGTGATGCTGTAGCTGTGTCCATGCATAGTTTAATAGCATCACGTGCCGCATGACCGGTTAGTTCTCTACGATTAAGTTGATCTGCAAGTGTTTTAAAATTAGCCCAAGTAAGTCCTTGCCCGTCTACAGTAGCTTCTGGTACTTGCTTAACGCCAAATGTTACAAGAGGATCCAAGGCCATACGTACACCTTCAAAGAACTCGTCTAGTCCTTCTTCCATAGCCGACTCGAGGATACCTTCTTTATTAAGACGGCTAGGGTGATCTTCTAAAGCACCAATAATGTATTCGGGTTGTGTACGCATATGTCCTCAGCTAAAGTTAAAATGGAATTCTTGTGCAAAGTAAAGATTGCCAGGCTGATCCTCACTGTTAACTAATTTTAACACCATTTCAGGTAAAAGTCTACCAGATCTGGTTAAGAAGTCTTCCTTGCTCAAATTCTCTGCGAAATGAATATAGAAGTCTCCAAATCGTTCTTTGAATTCTCTAGCCGCAATAAATTTTTGACTATGCTTTAGTTTGCCTGGAACATACACCATTTTACCTGTTTCGTCTGTAACAAAATCTGGTTGTACTTCGTAGTCATCTTTTTTTGGATATGCTCGTGTGATTAGAACGCACATGGTGCGCCCTTCTCCAGTACCTGCATAGTCGCTAAATATATATTGATATAGTTCACTCATTTTGCAGTCTTTCAATTTCGTTAGCGGCTTCCTCTAAGAGATCCGCAATGCGATCATTGGCACCTTCTTGCACTGATTTACGATCTTTAATTTGCCTACGTATTTCTGCTCGCTTACGCAAACGAAAAACTAGACTCTGTTCTGCTACTGGTAAATGACTTTCGTCCTTCATTGTAATGGTACCTTGATGTTGCACTCAACTACCCAATCTTCAAATCGAGTATGCTTGGTTACTTCTACTCCTAGTCCAACTGCTTCATTTACAAAATGCTGTAGTAGTGCATTATACAATTCGTCGGGCATAGTTTCTTTATCAAATTTAATTTTCATATACGTTTACCTAAAATGAATCCCCGTGAGTAGATGATGAAAGCCTTGAGAGCTCTCATCATCTCTCGCCAATAGTACTGACGATATGTCATTTGCTGATATTCTTTCTAGCTTCAGCTAATAACACAGGATCGCCCTTAGTCATTACTTCTAACAACAATCTCTTTTCTTCTAAGTATGTTCTAGCAAACTTTTCATCGTGTGCCATAATACTACGAGTGTTAGAGATTAAGTCAGCTAACTTTACTGTTTGCGCCGCTGCCGGTGCCATAGCAGAGTGTGCCCTGTCAATAGCCTTGCGCACAGCTCGATTGCCTTGTTCAGGACGACTAACATCAGTTAACCATCCCACTAACTCTGCAACTTCGTCTCCGAATTCAGCACGGATCACTTCGTTAGTAACACCAGTGTCTTCTACAACATCATGTAACCAAGCCGCCGCTAACATTGCGTCAGTGTGAGTCACTGTACTAACAATGCGAACAACTTCAGCAGGGTGAACGATGTATGGTTCACCTGTGTACTTACGAAGTTGAGCTACAGCTGAATGTGCCGCTGTTGCAAATACCCTAGCTCTTTCTACGATTGTCATAATCACTCCTTACATAACAGTGGTGTGGTGTCCTTTAACCTTGCCAGTCATTGCATCAGCAATGGCTCGCTCCATAGTAACCGCAATCATTCCTGTTGCATCCATACCCATGTCTCTTGCACGATATTCTTCTAATCCACTCTTGCCACCGTGTAAGTGACCATGAAAGTGAACAGCACCTCTATGCATTTGATCCCATTCTGCAATAGGATAGTGAAACATTACTACACGAGTCTTTTCGTAGTTAATGCACAAATACGGATGTATTTCTACAAAACATCTACGAAACACTGGATCATTTAACAGTTTACGATCGTGATTTCCTTCAATCAAAATTTTTCTGCCATTCAATCGTTGCAAAATCTTTACAGCTTTGTCAGCTGGAAGAAATGCAACATCTCCTAGAATGTAAACGGTGTCATCTTGAGCAATAGTTTCATTCCATTCTTCTATCATTTTTTCGTTCATGTACGTTACATCATTATGAAATCTTGCTCTTGCTTGTGAACAAAAGTTCATAATGTTTGCGTGTCCAAAATGCAGGTCACTAGTCAACCAAGTTGTCATTTTTTTCTCTCTTATCTTTAGTAATGCATATATTATATAGTCAAGACAAAGCCCTGTCAACCAAATAGACTGACAGGGCATGTTGTAAAAAAAAGCCACAGTTAATCAGCGTACCAGATTTCTTTAAATCCTTCTGCTTCAGTCGGCATTTCAAAGTTATCAATCATACTTTTAACAACTTCTAATGGAACGATCTTGTTAGGACGATTGCTTAGTCTACGTTCTAATTCTGTCCAGTCCGGAGTCTTAAACACTACAGCAACATGCTCATAGTCTGGCAAGGCATTAAACTTACGTTTACGACTTGCCAAAGTTGTAGATGTTTGATCCCAAATAATGCGGCGACCTTCAGACTGCGCTTTTCGAACTCGACGCATCATTAAACGAATAGCTCTAGGCATTACCTTATCAAAAACTTCCGAATAGGTTGAACCCATTCGACGAGCAAATCGTTCTACAAAGTAATCTGTAGAAACTATTACGTAGTCACTTTTTGGAGTCCAGTAATTAATTCCAGTTTGACCAAATGAAACAAATCCTTTGATCCAGTCTTGATTGTCTAGCCAAGTAGATTTACCTGCACCAGGAACTCCAACTAGTTGATAACACACAGACATTACAATCCTCCACTCATAGAATCTTCCCTAAACCCAACCAAATCAATTGATCTAAATCTTGTTGATAGTCTTTGCCCAGTCTACGTTTTTCGTAGATAGCATTAAGAATATCTTTGCCATCACCGTAGTCGGTTACACCTGCGCCGCGGCTTTCCAATTCTTCAATTAAGTCGTCTGTGTCGAAGTCGCTGAGATCAACATCAACTTCAACTTCTTTGTACATAGTTTTATACATTACCAATTCTCCACGCCAGATATTTCAGTTTTAAACTCACCAGGGAGTCCGTTAATTGTGGTATGCACAATAAGCGCAGTAACACTACCAATGCCACTGTGGTTGTCTTGAATTAACTCAAAACTAGTAGCCTCCGGAAACTTGTCTATAGTGTCCAGAATCTTTTGAACTTCTTCTCTACATAGATACATTAATCAATACTCCTAAATGTACGCCAATCATCAATGTTTGGTTTTTCGTCAGCATCATATGTCCAACCCAAAGCCTTCATCATACGATGCTTGACTAGCAAGTTTGGACTACGGAAACGTTCTGTGTCATTGAAGCCCATCATGACTCCGACTTCGCACACAGCACCACTACGACATACGCCTGCATAACAATGCACAACAACATTCATACGGTTCTCTAATGCGTGTTGTAGCAGTCGAACAAGCTCTGCGGCCTGCTCGTGACTACACTTCATTGCTTCCTCTAACACTTCGTCTTTTTCTTCTACATCTAAAAATTCAAAGTTATGACGCTCTTTGAATTGGTGTTTAGCTTCAGGACGCCAGCTGGCAGGATCCACAATACTGATCAGCATACTGTTAGCGCCGGCGTCGTGATGGAATCCTGTTGGAATATCAGCGGCTGCTACATTTTCAATCCAAGGCATTATACTCGCTCCTTTAAGTATTTTATAGCAGATTCTAGTCTACTAATATCATCATTCATATTACCTAACCCTAAATTACATTTATGACAAAGCCAACCTCTAAATTTTCCAGTAGCATGATCGTGGTCTGCACACCAAACTCCTTTTTTATTAGGATTGTGTCCCTTTGCTTCTTCTTCGTTTCTGTTACAAATAGGGCATGTATAATCTTTAGGTCTAATAGGTGCAGTCGATTTTATCTTCTTCAATAAAGCAGATTGTTTCTTTGCACATGGTTTACATTCATATCTAAGATACTTTGCACCACCATCTGTACCAAACATTCCTAAAGGAAGATTCAATAAGCACATTCCGCAGGTTTTTGTTTTTTCATCAAGGCCTTCGAATAGTTCTTTTATCATGATGAACGTTCTTTTTTCACACGACCAATTCGGCTAGCCTTGTTCCAAGTGTAATCGTGACCACTTGGTAGTTTACCATTGCTCACTGTGTCAGCACCAAATATGCCAACGATTTCAAAATCTTTTCCAACGATAGTTACATATTCATTCATATGCTTTGCAACATTCATTGCTTCAGCAAGTGTAAGAACTTTGAGTGTTTCTTCTTTTCCTATTACGTTATACATATTGCTATTATATAGTCAAGTTGTAATGTTGTCAACTGGTGTGGTAAAATTAATCTTCTACCGATCCACATATAATTTTTAAAAAAAAACTACTACTAAATACTTTTTTAGGAGTTCAGAATGAACATAGGTGTGTATGGAGATAGTATTTCTAGATATGATCCTAACCAAGAATGGAATTTTGTAAGTTTATTAAAAAAAGAGTTTGATGCTAATATTGTCCATTCTGGAATCCCACATTGCAGTGAGGAAAGAATATTATTCAATTTAAAGAAAACTAAAAAACTAGATACAGCAATTATATTCCATGCCGCACCGTATCATATCTTTATGCCTAGCTGGAACAAAGATGTTTCGAACATAGACAAAACTACATTTGATAGAAAATACACTGCTCGAAATTGGGTAGAATCAATGTGGGGAACTGACTTTAAAGAACATGATTTTTATATTGATTTTTTTGAAAACGTCCCTAACGGAGCATGTTTACAATTATTAGAATATTATAACATTCATTTTGAAAACTATACTGATGCATTTATAAAATGGCAAGATGGGGATAGTAGTGAAATTAAACAAGCACTATTAGATCAGGTTCGAATAGCATCAGACGATGAAAAGTTTTACCAAGAACTTTGGACTGCTTTTGAACTAACTAGAAAATATATGTATCATCCAGATTTACAATTAAACAGATACTATGGGGCATTAATGCAAATTGATTCGTACTTGCATAATAAAAAAATACCCTGTGTACATTTTTTTAGTAAAGATCAATGGTACCCTTCTTGGTATACTATTACGTCTGGACCTGTAGATCTTTCTATGCGCGAGCTATATAAAGATAACAGCCAATATAACATTGGTTATCAACAATCTGCTAATGCAATGAACGCAGAAGGAAATAAGATAATTTTTGACAAAATAAAAGAACTGTTGGCAACTAGTAGCACAATACCTTAAATCAATATGCGACTCGTAGTAGAGTGGTCACTACACTTGGGACTGTAACCCAAGAAGCGGAGGTTCGAATCCCCCGGTCGCTCCATAATATAAAATCATACACAGTTAATGGTGCCGCCTCCCCGGATCGAACAGGGTTCCTCGGATTTTCAATCCGTTGCTATGACCACATCAGCTAAAGCGGCAAAAATAAAATGTAGTAGGTTGAGACAAAACTCAATTAGTTTGCGTCACGATCTTTAACGACAGCGAGCTTATCTCTATGAGACCTCTACTATCCGCAACACCTTTTACACAGCACCTAGCTGGTTACTACAAATTTGGGGTGAAGTCGGGAATCGAACCCTGGTCTACTGTTTCACAGACAGTCGTGTTACCACTACACTAACAACACCATTGATTGGCACCCCTGGATGGAATCGAACCACCGTCCCCACGTTCGTAGCATGGTATCCTATCCATTGAACGACAGGGGTATATATTTGGCCGGCCCTGAGAGGATCGAACTCCCACCGTCGGTTTCGAAGACCGAAATGATATCCATTTCACCAAGGGCCGTATTACCATAGAAAAACACACTCGGCTCCCCTTACAACCTTGTTCCTGTCAATTCAGGATGAAACTGGATGAACCCAGAGGCTCCCCTTGGTTGTTTGTATCTGTCAATTCAGATTGAAAGTGTGTTTATCTATGGTAGGAGCACCGGGACTCGAACCCGGAACTGGCAGATTAAAAGTCTGCTGTGATAACCATTTCACCATACTCCCGTATTGGTCCACCCGGTGAGATTCGAACTCACACCTCATTGATTAAGAGTCAAGTGCGCTACCGTTAACGCTACAAGTGGTTGGTCGTAATTAAATTGATTTAATGTGCCAACCAGGACCAATACGGGGTCAAGGTTGACACTAACGTTTACTTGAACGTTTCATGTCATTCTCCTATTTTAAATTTTTGTCAATAAAGTAAATTAAAGCTACTATCATAAGTAAAACTACGATCGCCCCATTTTGTTTTCTCCTTAATAAGATGCGTAATCACTAAACTTAGGAAACTCAAGACGATCACGCTCAACTACCTTTATTTCATATTCATCTATATTGTCATCATAGAATTTAATCTTAAATGTGTCTTCGTCTATTTTTTCTAATATTTCGCAGTCGACAAAATACGATCCGTACATACTAGTATCAAGATATCTAATCGTTGGCATATATTTCTCCTTTAAAGTTGGTAGTGATGGTCGGACTCGAACCGACGATAAACTCCGTATGAAGGAGGTACATTAGCCGCTATGCTACATCACTATGGCAGGGGTACTAGGGTTCGAACCTAGACTAACAGAGTCAAAGTCTGTGGTGCTACCATTACACTATACCCCAATAAATTTGGCACTTCGTTAGCCACACCGCTTTGGACACGGATCTAGACCCCTGCTTCCACAGGACTTATAGGCTTCAATACTACATTCCGCTACGAAGCCCGAGCGGATTGTTGCAGTAACTGGAGCACAGGGTGAGATTCGAACTCACGGTTTTGCGGATTTGCAATCCACTGCATTGGGCCTCTCTGCCACCTGTGCGTATTACTGGCCTCGCCTACAGGAATCGAACCCATATTCGTAGGGTAGAAGCCTACTGTATTATCCATTATACTAAAGCGAGTTATACTTGGCGTACCTCCAGGGACTCGAACCCCGACGAACAGTTTTGGAGACTGTGATGCTGCCATTACATTAGAGATACATTAATTTGGTAGCCACGGACAGTTTCGAAATGTCGACCTATCGCTTATCAAGCGAGTGCTCTTCCTCTGAGCTACGCGGCTATGTTTGGTGGAGATGACTGGAGTCGAACCAGTAGTGCCCGAAGGGCGGCGGATTTACAGTCCACTGGGGTTACCAATTTTCCTACATCTCCAAACTTAGTGACACTCTCCGCTATGCTTTTAGACGCCGTCGCAGGGCGAATGAAGAGTGTGTAGTTAAGAACACTAATAACGCCTTTTACAAAGTTCTGGGCTATGAGTCCAGTCGTCCCTATAGTGTTCTTAACTACTCTAGGATTTTAACATCTGTGTTGTCGCCACAGACTTCATCCCCTAGGCCGCCCATTTGCTAGTTTAAAGTGATAGCAGGATCTCGTTTCCTATAGCACTAAAAGAAAAACCCCCGGAGTATTTTACATTCCGAGGGTCTTTTTGTTTTTTGAGCTGTTACTGGTTATGCGTAACTTGCTCCTACAGAAAGGCCCTCGCCTGGTAGTCGATACCAGCGAATGCAAAACATCTGATGTTTTCTAATTTGCTTAAACATTTTGATCATCTTTCTTTCTGTTAGTTAATTTCTTACTATGTGTATAGTATACTGTATTTATTTATCTCTGTCAAGAGATTTTCTTTAAAAAGTGACAAAAATATTGTTGTATTTTTGCCACACTCTTGAATACGGAAACATTTCTGGTACCTGGTCACGGTTTCGAACCGCGGACCTTCGCCGTGTAAAGGCGTTGCTCTACCCCTGAGCTAACCAGGCAAATTCTTTAGTCCTTACGACCACCAAATAGTTGTAGTAACATTAAGAACAAGTTGATAAAGTCTAAGTACAAGCTAAGAGCGCCTGCAATTTCTGCCTTACCATCATTGTCGTAACTAACCATCTCACGAATCTTTTGTGTGTCGTATGCTGTTAAGCCTAAGAACACAATAATTCCGATAGCACTAATGACCATTTGAAAAACTGTACTACCAATAAAAATATTGATTATACTTGCAATAACAATCGCAATCAACCCAATGAACATAAATTGGCCAACTCCGTCCAAATTACGTTTAGTGAAGTAGCCATAGCCACTCATTGTAGCAAATAGAACGGCAGCTCCCATGAATGCGCTTACAATGCTTCCCATGTTATATACTACAAAGATTGTAGCAAAACTTAGACCCATTAATGCGGCAAATCCATGTAAAAATAGCTGTAACGCACTCTTACTCATTTTGTCCATTGCAAAGCTAACGCCAAGAATGGCTACAAGCGGCGCAAAGATTACAAGCCATTTCATTGCGCCTGTAAAGAAAAATTCCATCAGCGTTGTATTTGATCCTACAAGATAACTTACAATCATTGATGTGATAACTGCCAGTGCCATATGTCCGTAAACACGGCCCATTGCACTATTAATCTGCGATGCAGAACGAAAAACACCTGTTGCATACATAAGTTTGTCTCCTTTGTAAGATTACTTATAAAAAAACGAAAGTTAGCAAGTAAGTAATGAACTGTGCAAGGTGCAAACGGGCTGAGGTTACTCTAGGCCCTAAGCAAATTACAATATGCAAAGCACAGTGGCTTGCGTATTTCCGAACAGCAAATCACAAGTTCGATAGATTCGGGGCATACAAACACGATCAGTTTTCAAGACTGATTGCCAGTATTGGAGTCATCGCATGAAGCGATAACGGTGTTCATCCTCATCTCTCGCCTTCTTCCGGGTAGTTTACTGTTACCAGCATACTACCAAAACCTTATAGGTGCTCTCTGTTGGAATCGAACCAAACTGTTTAACTCCGTATCTTCCTTGCACGTTCAGCAGTTAGTCGACTTAGTACCTACTGGTGTTCTCAAGTGTAGTTAAACTTCAAAGAGCATTTATAAAGTGTCTAGCTACTCACACCACATGAGCCCTAGACTGAGCGGTTACTCTGTCCATAACATTTATTCTTTTGGAAAGGTGCTAAACCTCACCTAATGCGTCCCCGGATTCCCTACACGGGATCGGAAGGCCAATGCACTACACGCCTAGCACTCTTTATGGTGACTGCCCCACCCCCTGTGTATAACGGGCAAGGGAGCCCGGGTTTTCCTTAGATCAATTCTTCGTGCTTAAGAATGTCCACAGCCTTACCACTTAGGGCAATAGTTGTACGAACATTAAGCTCTAAGAGCTCGTCCTGCAATTTCTGCTTGGCCTTTTTGGCTTCTGCTACTTTTGCACGGAATGTATCTACATCTTTGCGAGTCAATACAGAAGTACTAACTTCATCACTGTGGCCGTACAAACTTGCACGAGTGTCTTCTTTGCGGTTCCGAATTTTATTCAACTTGCCCTCAATGACTTGAGCAGACTCACGAACGTCATGAGCTGTTAGACCTGAAAAGAATTGGATATCTTTCTCAAGCTGAGCCAAGTCTGCCAACTTTTCATTGACACCTGCTTGTGCATTTGCACGGCTCACTGCCTTGCGAATTTCGTACAGCACATCTGTCAGTGCTACACGACGAAACACATTGCTGTTAAATTCCTGAGCAGCCTTAGATATTTCAGCTTCAGCCTCTTGGAACTCGTTGATGCGAATTGTTTGTGTCAACGTGATACTTTTAACAGTATCGTTGATGCTGTTCTGAAGTGCGCTTGCTTTACGAAGTGTAAGTTCCATGTTTGTGTCCTTTTCTCTATGTGTTAATTGTATATGATTTGTGTCTACTTGTCAAGTATTTTTTAATGTCTGGCGGAAGCGGTGAGATTCGAACTCACGGACCCTTTCGAGTCTTTAGTTTTCAAGACTAACGCAATAAGCCGGGCTCTGCCACGCTTCCTTTGAAAATAAAACTGGTTGCGGAGGCAGGATTCGCACCTGCGATCTCTAGCTTATGAGACTAGCGAGGACGACTGGACTCCTCTACTCCGCTTCAAAATATTATACAGCTGACAACTCATTAGTACTTCCATCGTTATAAGCACCATTCACCCGAATTAACAAGCTCGAGCGGGACTCGGTACGTCACTTGGGATACTAGTCCAGTTAGCAACCAATCTGCGCCGATCTTCCGATCAGCCGGGAGTTGAACCCGTCCCCTTCTACTATATCAGTCCTTCGAAGAAACCTTTATAGCGTGACATTCTCTTGCTGACAACGAATTGTCATGTGCATAACATTTCTGCTATTCTGAAACACACTACGACATTGTTATACAACCAGCTCTAATTGCTGTTTGTGGTAATGTGTTTTAGAATAGTGTTAAGACTGAGATTACATCTTAACCATAAGCACCTCTAGCATTACCGTACACCTTGCGAGTATACGTTCTCTAGACATCCACTAAGTCCATATCACTATGTAACCTAGTCTGCTTACAGTATCGCCGTTTTAAGTCAGGCAGTAGACTTGACGCCATATGCTATTCTACACCATCTATTCCGTTAACCTTGCGAGCTATTCGAGTGCGCTAACACCCTACGAAACTTCCAGTATAAACTAATGTTACCTTGCGAGCTTCATTAGACTTGATTGTGTTACCACTCAAGTATTAGATACTTTTCACATACGACCGAGGCAGTCTTTGCATTTTTGTTTAAATGATCGGATTTGAACCGACAGCATTCTTCTTAACAGGAAGATGATCTACCATTGATCTACATTAACCTACCGCGATGAGCTGCCTCAGTTGCTTCATACTCTTTTGGAATACAAAATACAACTCACCACATACCTTTTGCCTCGCGAGCTACTCAGTGATGTTTCACGATCGGTGTACTGTATTACTACAGCCCACTAACCATTTACATTGTATACGAGCTCTTAGGTGCGACCCCTCGAACAAGTACACTACCCTTTCTCATACCAACTAACTGATTGGTTTTATATGGAAGTCAGCACCACCTGTTACTTTTCACTGCCCCGTGTTCCTTGCGGCACGTCGAACAATGTTCTT